TTACCCCGTCACGAAAGCCTCCGGGAAGCCGGCGGCCTTTACCTTTTCGCAGTACTCCTCCGCGTTGCGGCGGAAGCGGAAGGCGCCCACCTGCACCCGGTACAGCGGCGTGTCCTCCACCGGCGGCTCCGGCGTTTCCGCAGGCTCCGTCTCCGGCGCCACGTAGGCCATGCCGAAAAACTCGCACACCGCCTTGCAGGTCTCCTCCGCGATCTGGGGCATGCTGTCAATGAGCCACTGGGCCTCCTCCGGCTCATCGTGAAAGCCGAACTCCGGCAGCACGGCGGGCATGTGGGTGGCCCGCAGCTCGTAAAGCCCCGCGCTCTCCACCAGCTTATCCGGCCCGCCGGGCGACAGCGGCGCGATGCGATCCTGGATCAGCCGCCCGATGCGGCGGCTCTCCTCCGAGGGATAGCAGTGCACCCGCGTGCCGGACGCCTTGCCGTTGAAGCCGTTGGTGTGCAGGGCGATGTGCAGCGCGGCGGGCCAGTCGTTGGACTCCCGCACCCGATCATACATGTTGCCCCGCTGGACGTTCCGCACCGTGAAGCCGCAGCGCGTCAGCGCCGTCTCCAGCAGGTCGGCGCAGCGGCCCATCTGCTCCTTCTCATTGGTGGGCTTTCCGTTCCACAGCGCCGACGGCGCGTAGGTGTTGCTGGCTCTGTCCTCGGGGCTGAGATAGATGTTGGGCATGGCTCACTCCTCCAGCTCCGGCAGGCCCGCCAGCGAGGTCAGCAAGCTCAAAATGCCCGCCAGCACCGTGGAGCTGACCACCGCCAGCCAGTTGACCTCACACAGCACGGCAGTGGTACCGATGGTGGCCGCCGCCGTCTGTGCCATGGTGCGCAGGGCGCGGATGCCCGCCGCCTTGAACCAGAGCTTCCAATTGGTTTTCGTTTTCATATGCGATTCCTCCTTTTTTCGGTTCTATCCTATCCTATGCGTGTCCTTCCAGATCGGCGATGCGGTGGTTGGCCACCCGCACCCGCTCGTCCATCAGCGCCACGCTCTCCTCCAGTGCGTAGGTGCGCTCCACCAGATTGTTGTGCTTGCTGACCTTCTGCTCCAGCTGCTCCAACCGATAGGCGATCAGGGCGGTACTCTTGCGGTTGGCAAGGTAGCTGCCAACCAGCGTGCCCACAAGCCCCAGCGCCGCCACGATGATGGCTTCCGTCATACGACCGCCTCCCATGCGTCGGCGTATTCCGTCGGGCTGTACGCCGTATCTTGCAGGCACTTATACAGCACCCCATCCAGCGTCATGTACTCGCCCTTCTTGTAGATATCGTGCGCTCCCGTGGGAGCCACGAAAGGCCGAGCCTGTTCCGGCGTGGTAGCATGCAGCGGGCGGTGGAATGTGCCCCACGCCGTGCCGCCCGGCACGATATCCGGATACACGGCATTGTCGTAGGCTTGGATGCACTCCCACACCTGCCCTCGGGCGGTGTAGAGTTCCCCCACCGCGTGCTGTCCCTCCGCCCATTTGGGATACAGGGCGCCGGCGGCCAGCCGGTCATTATCGGCCACCACGAACCGCAGCACCGCCACCGCCGCCGTCTGCATGGCGGCGATCTCCTCGTCGGACGTCAGAAGTTCTTCGCCGTCCCGCCAGAACTTACTTTCGCTGTACGTGTCCCCGATGCCCACCGGGCGGTCATGGAGCGCCACCGCACCGGGGAAATCCTCGGCGTTGGTCTCTCGCAGAACAATGACGTTGGTCACCGCGCCGCCTGTCACGATCGCATATCTCATGCCGCCACCTCCTTGTGCTGCCGGATGACCACGATGCCGTCGGCAGGTTCAACGTTATAAGCGCCGCCGTTGCCGGAGTTGGGTACGGTGGCGGTCAGGTTATCGCCGCCGCCGGAAGCGTACAGGTCGCCGTTCGCTTCGCCGAACTCACGGGTGGTAGTGCCCTGCCCTTTGCCACCAGCGGTGTTGGCTGTCGTACCATCACCGCCATCCGTACCACCGGTAGCGGCACTGCGGGTGGCGTAAACTCCGCTGTTATTATAGCCGCCGCCGCCAGAGCCACCATCTCCGGAACTGCCAGTACCGCCCGTTCCCCTACCGGTTGTAGAGCCTTTTCCTCCCACCGCCACTGTACTGAATGCCGACGTTGTGCCGCCATCTGTACCATCTGTAGCGGATGTGCTACTTCCCGTACTGCCGTTCTTCCCAGCTGCGCCGATTGTGATTTGATAGGCGGTGTTGGCCGCCAGAGTGATAGACCTTACCGTGGTGGTGTAGCCCGCACCACCGCCGCCACAGCGTACAGAACCCTTTCCACCGCCAGCGCCCACCAGAAACGCATCAATCACCATGTTTTTCAGCGGTGTGAACGTTCCGCTGGACAGGAATTTAATGCGCCAGTTGCCGCCGCCGTCGTCCAGCACCTGATACGTGCCGTCGCCGCCCGACCAGTTGAAGTCCTCGCCGATGATGGGCGCGGAAATGGCGCTGCCGCCCACAAAAATACCCTCTGTCTGGATCATACCATCACCACCTCCACCGGAATATCGACCGCGGGCACAGCGCCCGCCGCCTTGACCGTCAGCGTACCCGCCGCCTGCGCCGTTACACGGGGCTGCGCCGCGCCCCACGCGGCGAACTGCTCGTCGGTGGCACTCTGGGCGATGCGCAGGCTGCCGTTGGCCGATGCTGTCACGCCAGAGACGGCCAGCGTCTGCACGCCATTGCTCCACCCCGCCGCCGTCAGCGTGGCGGCAGCGGACACGGACTTGTCTGCCTTATCCTGCACCAGTTTGTAGACATTGTTCAGCGCCTTGGGGGTGACGGCCTTGTCGGTGTCGGTGCGCTCGTAGCTGTCCACCAGATAGGTAATGCCCTTGCTGCCGGTGCTGGCGCTGGGCAGGCTTACCGCGCCCAGCGTGTCGGTATCGGTGAAGCCCAGATACTGACCCTTGCTGCCAGACACCTCCACCCCGTCGCCCTTGGGGCCTTGGGGGCCGGTGTCACCCTTGTCGCCCTTCTCGCCCTTCAGCGCCGCCAGCTGCGCCGCCGTGAAGTCCGCGTAGGTAAAGGCGTCGCCCTTTTCGCCGGGGTTGCCCTTGGGGCCTTGCGGGCCGGTGTCACCCTTCGCGCCGGGAGCGCCGTCGGCTCCGGCAGGGCCGGTGTCGCCCTTTGGGCCTTTCAGTGCGCCTACGTTGATCCATGCGGCCTTGTCCACGTCCCACTGGTACACGGCGTTGCTGTCCGCCGTGCCCACGAACCACGCCTGTCCGGCGCTGCCGGTGGGATGGGCGGTCTGCAAGGCCGCCAGCGTGGCGTACAGTCCCAGCACGGTGTAGCTGTCACCGGAGGGGCCTTTCGCGCCGGTGTCCCCTTTGTCGCCCTTTTCCCCCTTTTCGCCCCGGTCGCCCTTCAGCGCCGCCAGCTGCGCCGCCGTGAAGTCCGCATAGGTGAAGGCATCGCCCTTCTCGCCCTTGTCACCCTTCGCGCCCGGTGCGCCTGCCGGGCCTGCCGCGCCGTCAAACAGGCCGGAGGCCTTGGCCTCCGCCAGGGCACGCTCCAGCATGGGGGTGAAAAACGGCGTGTCGGGATCGGCGGCAGGGTCGCCGGTGGGGTCTGCGCCCGGCTGGATCACGCCGCAGTCGGCGTACACCGTGGGGATCACCACCGTGCCGTCGCCGTCCGCGCCGTACACGCCCGCCAGCAGATGCTCGCCGGGCGTCCGCAGGCACTCCCAAGGGATGGCGCAGGTGCCGTTCTCCCAGGCGGTCACGTCCCGGCGGACATTCCCCGCCCGGAACACGGCGATCTTCTCCAGCGCCGCCCACGCCTCGCCGAAGAACGAAAACGTCACCGCCGCGCCCACCATGCCCGCCGTCAGCGTGGCGGGCCGGGTCACCGCCGCGTCCGCACCGCTGACGGCAATGTGAATGTTGCTCATGAGATTTCCTCCTTTCATGACTAAAAGGGCGGAAGCGCCGCCCTTCTACCCCTGACAAAAGGGAACGGAGCCGTTGCCTGCGGACGGGCAACCGCTGCATCCTATGGCGGAAAATACTTGCCGCCGGCGGCGGTATATGGTATACTGAGTTTGTCGAAAAATCCTTTGCTGTATTCCGGGCGAGCAAAGCCGTGGGCATTCGCATTTGGCCCCCTTGTGTAAAGGGGGCTGTCAGCCGCAAGGCTGACTGGGGGATTGTCCGTTATTCGACAACCCCTCCGTCAAAAATCAAAGATTTTTGCCACCTCCCCTTACACAGAGGGAGGCAATCAAACGACCACCGATAAACACCTGCAAAATGGGCCCATGTGCCCGCCGCTATCCCCACACTATGACATAAGGAGGCTCCCC